CCTCGCAGCCTTCCACTCATCAGTTCCTTGCTCGTATGGCTCGGTGTCGTGAACCCATCTCAAGTACCTGCCTTGGTCAGTATCGGCGAATGTAGGTGGGGTGGGATCTTCCCCTATCCAACTGTATTGGTTGTAGGTGAACCTGGCATGGGGGTTCCACTCGTCTTCAATGTCTTTGTCTCTCTGGGTAAGCAAGCTCCATTCAATAAAGTTCCCAACCTCTGACTGGCCTTTCGCACCATACATTCCGCCGACCTCAGAACCCTTACCATGGGCTTGAATGGCTGCTTGAGACATACTGTCAAGATTGGGTGCCTCGTTGTCAAGTCCAATAAGTGTAGCCTCGTTAACCAAGTTAGCTCGTTCGGCTTGATCACCGTAAGGTCTATCAAATGCTGGATGCCTTCCTTGTTGAAGTGACTCATCTCTGTGGGTTGGAAAAGCTTGCTTAAATGTCTTTCTAATATGCTCTGCTTTTTCGTAGTACGCATCCAATTGCTCCTGAGTGTCTTTCCTAAACGTGGCCTTGGCCGCATCAGTAACTAGCTTGTTGTCGCCAGTCGGGTATGGGAATAGGGACTTTCTTAGGTTGGGTGTTATGGCGGCCAACTCTTTATCATCGAGGCCTTCCTGGTATGAGGCAGTTATCTTAGTGTGTTGTGTGGATATGCCCATGTGAGACACTGTAGGCTTTAAACCTGCTATTCGTTTATTTCCTAGCCACACATCATTAGGCATTGGTATCATGCCCCTATCAGGGCCATACTCATTAGGAGACCAGAATTGCATTTTCATGAAACGGTCTGTTAATGCCTCCTCTACCACGTACTGCCTGTTATTATGCTCCCTAGTACCCTTAGTGTTGTCACGTATGAGTAGCTGGGCTATCTCGCCAATGTACGTGTATGCAAGGTCTAGGGCAGCCTCCGTCTCTGCCTTCCTCTTTGTGTTGTCCACTGTGTTGCCAGCAAGCTTAGAGCCTGGCCCCTCTGTTAAGTAGGAGCCTGAGGTCTTACCCAACATCGACTGCACTACCATATAGTCAGAACGAGAGAGCTTATATGGTACTGACTTGCTGTACCCTAACTCCTTTCCTTGCCTTGTAAGGTGCTGGATAGGGGCTTGCTCTACCACTGTCATCTTATCTGCAAAAGTCCTTGCAGACACTTGGGAGTTGGTTTCAAACGTCTTGACGTTGTTCTGTAGGTCTGTATCGGTAAACCCATATGCAGCGGGTAGGCGTCCTGTTAACGCCCTGTGAAAGCCCTCATTGATTGTCATACTCAGGGGCTCTAATCGCCCCAGCAGGAGTGTTTCTTGGGTGGCCATAGCAGTGGCAGGGTCAGGGCTTTCAGGGTCGTTCTCGGCCAACCAGTCGGACGCCATATCGGACTCTTGCCCTACACCCCTGGCATCTTCCACCGAGTAGTTAGATAGGTCTTCGTGACCGCCATCACCCCCAGCAGACATACCGGAGTAGCTATTCAGGTCGTCCATGCCCTCGTAGTTATCTAAACCATCATCATAATCATCTCTCATACTAGCTCCTAAGATATTCCCCCAATCCCGTTAGGTGTAGGAGGTGCAGCAACAGGCTTCATATGCTGGCGTATTTCCATAATCTGGTGCATCTTCTCAAGGTCAACAAGAGAGTACGTGCCGTCCTTGAGTTGATGCAACTGACACATCGGCGGGCTTACTAATAAAGGCTTGATAAGGTATCCGTGGAGTTCTGGGTATATGTTGTTGTAGTCCACAGGCAATACCGTAGCAGGCTCACCACCTATTGATTGTGGTAGCGTTCCTTTACTAAACCGCATTCGAAAAAATCGTGGTACTGGCTGTGTATTACATGCATAAACAGTTCCACCACTACATCCAGCCTACCCTCAAACTCTTGGTCAAAGGAGTCGGCAGTAATTCGCTTACCATCAACCACAACACAAGTACAGAAGTGAGTAACCAGCTTGGCCACAAGGTCAGGGTTCTCAGCGTTCATTATAGCCACTGTGGTTGCATGTAAGTCCTTTTTAGATATAGCAAGTACATCGGCATCCCCCAAGATCTTGCTACAGTTGTTAAGATTCTTTATGCCAATAATAGGCGGCCAGTTATCTATTCTAATCTTACTGCCATCTTTAAGCTCAGCACTATAGCCAAGGTCTTTAAAGTCATCGAAACTAAAATCTTCCATCTCATATCCTTAAGGAGCCCTGTTACAGGCCCCATATTAATTACACGCCTAAACTAGCAGCGTCCACACCGTCACCACGACTGAACACACCTTCACCGAAAGTGATTACCCAGCTTATGGTACTCATAGACTGGCCACGAGTCATGCCAGGTATTGCTAAGATAACCCCGTTCTTTAGTGTTACTTCATCATTACCCATGTTGTCCGTTAGCTTGCCGTGGACGGGATAGATGTTATCCCCATTACCATCAGCCTGAGCTTGCACGTAGTTCACGTAGTCCTGGAGTATCTTGTTTTCAGGGGCATTCATGATTAGTGGAAACACCAGATCTGTAGCCCTTATCCGCTGGAGGTTTATGATGAAGTCACCATAAGCACTAAAGCTTGTTGTGGCTACAGGTGCCCGCCGAGTTACGTTTATTAATTGCTCACCAACAGGGAAGCCCTTAACCTTAAACCGCTTATAGACTCCCAAGGGGTTTGGTACAGCCAACACAAGATCTGTATTAGCAAAACTAAATTGATACATACTAGGCATACTAATTTTCCTTATTCAGAGAAGCTACCGTTTACTGATATTTCATGTAGTGCTCCAGCACCAACCATCTGGAAGGATAGCCCACGATATACGCGATTACCCTTATCAGAGCTTGGCACATCCACCATAGGTACCCTCAGGATTCTGTAGCCCTCGGGTAGATAGGTTCCATCAGGTAGGTATCCAGGGGCACACAAGCCATTACGCACAGCAGCAGACAGTGAGCCGTCCAGAACCTCAGCAGCGGTATTTATGCCTGTCTGTGTGTATGACACCTTAGTGCTTGATTGGTACATGAGGTTAAACATATCAACCTCACAGCGATTCTCTAACCACATGAGGCCATGTGTTGTGTCAAGCCAGCTACCAGAGGCCATACGAGAGTCAGTGAATGCATTGGTATCAGACCCTATCTTGACAACAGCAGATGCATTCTTGCTACGAAGTACAGCAAACTCAGCAGGCGTCAAATCCTCTACCGTTACGGTGGCAAGAGCCTTTAGGTTCATGGTCAGGGTAGAGCCAATATTAGCAAAGTTCACAGATGCAACACGACCAAATACTGCTGATGATGGATACTGTGAGTTAGTCTTGCTAAAGGTAGTCAGTGAGAAGCGCAAGGTCGCACCCTTCAACTGGCTAGCTACATCTGTAGTAATAGCACTGCTAAGCACAGACAAGTCATTTGTGGTATTGCAGAAAATACGTTTAGAGGCTTCACACCAGTTGGCAATATCTAGGGTGTTGTTGCCAGTGGCCTTTGCTGTTTGGTCACGAAATGACTTATCCAGATCTGTACCAACCCACTCAATACCCTTGCTCAGTGTGGCACCAAGGGAGTCGACCGCTGTCTCTACATCAATGCCTTGGCTGAGCTTTCCTTGCCACTGGGCAAACCCAAGAGCTTCGGCCACATCACCTGTTCCGAAAGTAATAACCCCACTTGCCCCAGCTGTGTTACCAGAAAGTGAGTACCCATATGCCCCATAGGTACATACTGTCCCAACAATGGTAGCTGCAACAGCATCCGTAATAAGTGTGGCTACCTCAGTGTGTGTACTTGCAGAGGACAGGTCTAGTGCTGTGGATGTGTGGGTAGTTCCATCAATAGTTATCTCAAACGACCCGCCAGTTATTAGTGCAATGTTGGTAATAGACTCAGTTGTACCACCAACCAGTACGGCACGTTGTGCAGTGTCGTAGTTCATCAGTACTCGGAAGTCACGTGGTGTAGGTGTCTGTGCATAAAATGCCGTAGCAGACTTATATACCTCAGAACCAGTAGGCCAATCACCACCCACACTAGCAAGGCTGGTGTACGGACGTGAGCGCTCGGCTGGGAGTATTGGGTTTGTAGCTGTGTCGGATGACTTGGCTAGGAAGCCCAAGATTCCAAAGTTACCGCCCGACACACCTACAGGTGATACGGATATGCTAACGTCGGAGAATTCAGTTGTTTCAATCGCCATTATATTTCCTATTATGGGTTGATATTTATATTCAAGGCAATGGTAGATAAGTCAGGCACAATGTACTCACCACCTATCACCAAAGAGGTCATATTATCTATAACCTCGGTATGTTGCCTTGTAACGTACACGTCTATGGAGAACCCTTGTCGGGCCTCCCAGAAACTCTCAAGCTTTGCATCCTCTAGTGATATGGGGTGGCAGGATCTAAACCCATACCCAGTCTTCATCATGAGTTGCTTGATGCTCTCCAGGTGCCATCCGTGCATGATCTTAAAAGACTTCTCACCGTCCGTCTCAACAAGTCCCACCCTAAACCTAAGTTCAGATGGTGTGCTGTGGACTCGTGTTGTTGTAAGCTCATCACTACTAGATATACTTGAGTTAGGTAAGCCTACTGCCCTCTCCGTTAGTAGGGAGATTACGGCAAACTCATCGGTAGGTCTATCGGCATCCTGCCTCGCTGGGTAGGAAAACTTAGGTACCCCTACTAGGGTATCTATGAAACCTTGCATTACCTGTATGTCGGCCCTCATTTGGGGCACCAACCCTTAGACTCTTCTATCAAGAATCCCTGGAAGCCAAAGACCACCTCATCGGTATGTTGTAGTAGGTTGTAGTATTTTCCCCTCATGCCTAGCTTATCCCCTAGCTTTAGCTTGTACTTGTCCTCCACCCATAATTGCCTGTAGTTACTCTTGCGTATGCCACCCTCAGTATTTAGGATAGCTTCGCCCTCTTCGAACTGGGAGAACTTGTTGCCCGAAGTCACCACTCCCCAGATCCTGCTAATGACCGACTTACCTTCTACCCAGTCGTTTTGGCTATTGAACGTGCCCTTGGCTACAGTGTAATGTATAAGGCGGGTTTTCATTCTTACATTAAAAGCCCGCTTCATATTCATAGTCATACTAAACCCCCACTGGCCCAGCTAGGCATATGTTGCGTAACTGTAGGTACCTTCTACCATAGGATGTACTGTACAGGTCATCAGCAGTAATAGACATTGCCTCTACCGCTTGCTCCACAGCTACATCATCAACCACCTGCTTCTTGACTGGTGCCATCACACCCACATCCCCGCTCTCCGTGGCGTTTGCTGCAACAAGCAGGTGGGCTGCATAGTAGGCTTGTGCCATTTCGTAGAGATCTAACCACTTACCTGCATCAGACATTAGCAGTGCAGCATCAGTTAGAAACAGGTTTACACGCGCGTCATCTTCGTCGCAAAACTCAGGGAACCGTGCACTAAAATCTGCCACACTTACCATGCTACACCTTAGATCGGAAGAGCACACGTCTGAACTCCAGTCACACAG